TTGACCATTATCCAAACCAACTGTCAGATTCTTAGGGATGCCTGGCGCAGGATCACTGCCAAACGCTGTGGGGCCTACAGTGACATCCGCATAGGCACCCGCAAAGGTTTTCATCTGAGATGTAACATCCATAGAGTCACCTGCGCTACTACCATAGACCGCACTGGTAATACCGCCCACCATAATCTCATCGCGGCGCGCATACCACATAACGGTGTTTGGCACCTGCGGCTGGAAAGTGCTCCACGCAGCCGCATCAACGGATGAAGATGAAGAGATCGCATTCGTAACCGCGGAAGCGCGCTTGTCACCAGCAATGACAAGACCAGGGTTCGCAGACTCATTCTGGAGACCAATGTCAATACCGACAGAGCGTTTTCCATCGGGACTCGTCAGCCAGGCACACCAGACCTTCGGAACACCAAACACCTTGATACCGATCGTGTCACCCTCCTTGACATTGTTGAGATAGACAGTGGTAGGAGCAATCAGCTGATTCATGCTAGTTGCCACATTGATTGTACTGCCATCGGGCATGGTTACAATTGTTCCTGTGCCCTGGTAGTTGTGCATGCCGGGGTGACTCAGAACCAGAACGGCCGTGAATGTGCGTGGCTTCGGGCCAACAAACACCAGACCGGTAGCTCCACCAGGCGCAGCACCGTAGCATTGTCCGCACTGATTGGTCAGAGTGGGCGCGCCGGCCGACTGACATATGAGCTGGCTCTCGCGCATCAGACAGTTGTCACGCATCATGGTAAAGTTCCGTGGATTACATGTGCCAACAGTGGGCTGATAGGTGGCCGTACCGCCCTCTGCGCGCTCATTGGCACGAATGATGTCATCTGCGGAGATATACATGCCGCCGCGATGTGCCGCCCCCTTACTATCTATGCCATCGCGATGACAGAACCCACACTCAGCCATGCGCGGATCGTCAAGAGTTGAACAATTCAGCGGCAGCGACTCGCAGAAGCGGATCTTCTCCATCACGACACCGGTCTGCTCAACACTGGCACCACGGCTACCAGATGCGCCGGCACCGAGACCGAGAGATGAGCTGATAAGTGTTAGTAGTGAGGAGGTGCCGGCAGATGGCTTGGCTAGCGGCTGCGAAATAGCGGAATCAATGGCGTCGGGAGACAATGTGCCTCCAGGCAACTGAAGCCGACCTAGATCGTTGTAGCGTCGCTCTCCTTCAAACTGGAGCTGCTGGCGCTGTGCGGTGGCAGTGTCTAGATCTACTGTGGCAAAATGCTCTTTCGTTGTGGATACATTATTCCACATGAGAAATCCTAATACCACTACAATCAAACCAATCAAGAGCCAATACATTTTGGCTATCCTCTAACCAGGATTACCAAATTGGATGTTAGACTTGACACGGCTGGGGGTCCCTAGATGTTATCAGGACGAATAATGGAAGCATTATCCAGCTCACGTGTCACTATGCGCAGAAACAGCTGGACTTGACGACTCAGATTGATAGCACCACCCGTGTTAGCCCACTCGGCCAACTTTTCAGAAAAAGTCAGCTCCTCCCCAGCATCTCCCGTAAATAGATACCGTGAGCACGCACCCGTTGTTGGATCCGAGAATCGGTTGCGCACTATGATCCAGTTGGCATAGCCACAGTCATTCGCACCATCTGTTAGAATATATGGCGGTCCTCCCACAGCGGTAGTGTGAGCGATGCCGACTACGACTTGACCCACCGGGTCTTCAAGCCAGTTATTGAGAGAGAGTCCCGCCGCAGTCAGAGCCGGTATAGTATCTGTAAACGAGAGTCCGCGCAACTGAATGCGATCCAACTTGCTAAATGCCCACAGTGGGAACCACGCACTGGCCTCAATAAACACATAATCACCAGTCACATCCGCATAACACGATCCTGATATGTCATTGCCAAAGACTACATGCGATACTGAGATCGCGTCAGGCGTCGCCGAGAGCACGGAGTTCTCAGGATTGAGCAGACTGAAACTCATCCGCTGTAGTGTGGCGAGCGGTGTTGGTGCGTAGAGGCGCTGCGCTTTCATAAACTTGGGAAAAAACAGAGTGTATCCGCGGCTCGTCATAGTGGCGTGATGACCCGTCATCTGATCGGAACGCCAGGTGGAATCATACTGGCATATGGCGAGTGACCGATCCACAGAGTCATTAGTACCAACATTGTTGCCCTGGAGTTCGTCCATAATGACTTGGATGAATGGCAGTCCGAGTGCCGAATAGAACGCCTGTTCGGGCGCCTCGGTTGCGGGTCCCTCAGTAGGACAAATACGTGGAATGACCACTGATAGTCCCTCTACAGGTATGATGGCCTTGACAAACTCAATACGCACAATGTTGCGGAAGCGGGTGTGAACTGTCTGTTGGGGCGCATCGCCCTGTGCGTAGGCGCCACCGTTGATCTGAACACTGAAGTTGTATCGGTTCTCGCCGATATTGTAGAGCCAGTCACGATCTTTTGAGTTCAGAATCAGATTGGTCTCAACTTCGCGATATTTGACAACATCGCCTTGGGGCTGTAAGATGTCCATGGGCTGCGGTGGTGCCAATGAGGACGGTTCACGGGTCTCCTGTGCCTGGAGGGAGGGCGGCAGTTTGTTGACCGGTGTAATGGATGGAATAGGGGCGAGAGCCATTGCTGCCGACCGCTGCGCACAGAGTTTGCCGAACCGCACCATCGGATCATCATCATCTTCATCGTCGTCGCTACACCGACTGCCTCCAGATTCAAATCCTTCTTCGTTTTCCTCTCCTTCTTCACCGTCACTGTCACTGTCTTCCTCGCCTTCTTCATCACTGTCACTGTCACTATCATCCTCAGATTGTTCGGCTAATCTTTTCTGCATAGCCGCTGCCACAGCTCGCATCACCACACCCTGATTCAGACGTGAGCCACCCACGTGTGTTGCTTCACGTAGATAGTGACCCAGTAAGCTCTGGAGCTGTTCATCTTCATCACTAGTGAGAGGTCGCCCAAATGCGCCCCGCAACGGAACTAACATCCGTGTCGTGTCCATTACTCTGGTCAGTTATTATCGCTCTGGATACCTAAACCCGCAACAACCGTGTGCCCTTAGACACAGCATCAGGGCGGGGTGTCACCGTAGCATACAGTAAATCACGGATCGTATTCATTGTATCATCGTCCACACGATTCTTACAGATATTGGCAAACGTCTGGCCCTGGAGCAGCGAGATGATGACATACATACAGTAGGTTCCGCACTCAGACTTCTTGCGCTGGTGACGGATATCATTCCAGAAGATCTGTGTGCATCCCTGCTCGCGACAACGGCGGAGGAGGCGGCGGATCTCTGGTGGAGGAGGATAGCCGTAGCTGTCATAATAGTAGGCCTCCCGCTTCAGCAGATCAATATAGGCACACACCCAGTGAGAGCCGGGCCGATAGTGTGGATCTAGATTGAATACGATACCGATGGAGTGTTCGCCCCGGCGGCGCATGGCGGCAAGATCCAACTTACAGAGCTCATCCAGCACACAAGTGCCCCATTCGGCCTTGGAATCAAAGTCAATTGGTGTGGGTCCGATGAATTCAAAGTGGGGATTCGCATCCTCGTATTGCTGCATAACACGGGCGATAGTCATGGTATCGTGCCACTCCTCCTCGTCACCATCACCATCCCACTCAGTGGGCTTGGGTGGACGAAAATAGCCGGCTGCCGATTTCTTTCCCTCGCCGTCGCCGAGCTTCTGGACGGCACAGTATTCAGAGGCGCACTTGAATTCGCGGCGCATCCTATCCCGAATGGCGACCCAGAGCTCATCCTTGCGACGCAGATCTGTTGGAATCGCGTGAGCGGGATATCGCTTGTTCCACTCATCGCGAAGACGGACTAACATCTCGTGTGGTAGACATGTCGTGCGCGTGGTGTTAAGTGTGGAGGGATTACATTGGAGCAGATTGGCCTTGTCAGCAGCAGCACCACCAACATGGTCAGGACTAACAGGAACAGGAACAGGAGTAGACATATCCTTACTTTCATAGAAGACAAAAAGCCGTCCTAAAGTAAGGGCAATATGGAGATTGATTTCAGTGGTCTGTGGTCGTGGACACTTCCGTTGTGGGCACTGTTTCTGCTAGTGTTGTTTCTGGTGGGTGTGTTGAATGTGCCAATCATTCTTCAGGGGATAGTACCTGGTGCTGCTCCGGTGGCAGCAGTAGCAGCAGCATCAGCATCAGCAGCAGCAGCGGCATCAGCAGCATCAGCAACAGCTACAGGTCATCGTGTAAGATTTGATCTAGGCACTGCTGGTGTCACATCCTAACTTTAACATTCCCCACAGTATAGAGATGGGACTCGCTGACCTTTTGAATGTGAATTCTCCCACTGGCAACATGGTGGTAACTGGTGGAGTGGTGCTTGTGGGTGCCGTTGTGTCTATTGTGGCCTTTGCGCTCCTGATTCCGCTTGACAGTGTCCCCGCCGCCAGCGGTGTCACCATCATCATGGGAGTTGCCTACGGTCTGTCGGCGCTCTGTTGGGTAACGGTCATGGCACTCTATGCCAGAAATACGGAGAGTCTGACATGGCTAAACACCCACCTGATCTTCCTGGTGTTACTGCCGGCTACCATTGCTGCGACGGCGATGAATGTCACTTCCATTCAGAACACCCGGAATCTGCTCGCGGGTAAAGTCTCGTCTTAAGCAGCAGAAGATCACAGCTTAGAGAAGCACACATTCTGGAAATGTAATGGCAACCACTGCATTTCCAGAACTCTGGATTGGACCCGCGGGATCCGGTAAACTGACGGCAGCCCGCAAGGCGCTCGGTGTTCCCACCGGTCAGGCTCCACGACTCCTGATACTAGAGATCGGCGACTACTCCGCACGCTACTGGGAGTTCCCCACACACATGGAGGTTGATATCATGGATCTGTCAATGATGGACAAACAGATCCTTCCCGAGCTACTGACACAGCTTCTCTCTACGCGCGATGTGACGGGTGGGCGGCGCAAGATGATGATTCTGCGCCATGTCCACGGGCTGTCACCGGCGGCAGCAGTGCGTCTCCGTGTTTGTCTGGAAGATCTGGTATGGTCGCCAGGAGCGCCGGCTATGATCTGGTGCACAGCCCGTGTGCTAAACTCGGTGGTCTCACATATTGCCGATGGATTTGTCTATCGGCGTGTGCCTGGGCCAGAGGATGGTAAGCGTCTAGATCGGAAAGCGGTGGCGCCAGCAGCTGGAGGCATGCTACCGGTTACTACGATTCAGACCTACATTGCCGAAATGCTCCGTCAGATGGTGTGTGCGCTGAATGAGGGACCACGGTGTCTGGGTGCGGCAACGTGGATTCGCGCACGTGTCTATGATCTACTCGGACTCATGTTGTCTGGCAGTGATCTAGTGTCAGGACTCGTATGGGCGACAGTGCGACTAGCAGCGGCGGGAGCACTCACCGATGCGCAGACGCGGGCGGCCCTGGAGGCACTAACACGGGCGCGGTGGGTGCCCTCTTATCGCACTCCGCTCATGCTGGAGATGATCGTGGTGTCTGTCTATAATGCGATTGCGACCGCTACTGTTGCTGTCAAAGTTTCTGAATAAACCAGTCAATAAGTGTATGAGAACAACCCCAGCCTATCGGTCTCCAGAAATGTAACAGCGCTCTCTTCATCTGCGCGAATGATCTCATTAATCAGTAAGGGGTGAGCAATGGCCGCAATAGAGAGCTATCGCGAACAGTTATGGCGTGGGTGGCAGCAGACAGGGACAAGGCATGTTATAGACTTTGAGGAACTAACACCACCACGCGAGGAACTCCAGCGACGCATTGAGGCTGATGGATTTGATGGAGGGCGCACCGCGGCCTGGGCGCGCCAGCTTACAGACGCAGGACGGGCCGTGTGGCACTCTGTGCGTGATCGGCGCACGGGGCACACTATTCACTGTATATCTGATCGGCGGTCACTAACAGTGGATCTGCGACTCGGTCTGCGCCTCATGGCGTGGATGCGCTCTAGCGGTCCGCCATTGACATGGTTCTGGTGGGATCAGCCATGGATCCGTCTTCTGCCGGCACATACGACCCCAGGTCGCGATCATGTTAATGGTGGATGGGCTGTATCAGGAGTGCCCGAAGTCCATGTATATCGCCGGGAAGAAGCACACAAGGTGATGCTCCATGAGACAGTCCACGCACTCATGTTGGATGTTCCCGCGTCACTTATTGATCCCTTGCTCCCTGCGTTTGAGCGCGAACTCGGTGGGCGACGTCTGCGGCCGCATTTGGGCGAGGCGTATACGGAGTTTCTCGCGGAATGGCTCTGGGCGATTGCCGGTTCACAGACACAGACACTCACAGATGCGCGGCGACGCTGGCATCTCCAGCGATTGTGCGCACAGAAACAGGCGGCGATTGTCTGGTCGCGGATTCGCGGTCTGCCACCAAATGCGGCAGAAGATACCAATGTGTTTGCTTACTACGTGCTCAAATACGTGCTGATCCTTCACGAGGACGATGTGTTACTAACACCGACGGGTTCATTGCCGATGTGGCTACCGTGGTGGCGTGCTGCGCGAGGGGAACTAGATCGGATCGCGGCGTTAGAGCAGCGGTCCGGTTCAGATAATAGGGCGATTGCTATGGGAATGACGTGCGGCCGAATGCAGGAGTGACGGTGACAGGGACAGAGGTGGCTCTACCAATCCATCCACCATTGCCACGAGAGATACGCTCGCGACGACGATTACGCTTGTCAATAACCTCGGTCCATCCATCGTCGTCATCCTTGTAGGGAGCGCGACGACGGATCAGATCAAAGGGAATACACCCCTTGGTAGTATACGGGGGGATGCCGGGTAGCCCCACATTAGTGAGATGCTCCGTGATGAACTGGTGTCCAGGGATACGATTGTTCTGCTCAGCATGGGGATTGGTAACAACGTGACGGGACATTCTACTGTATGGAAAGGGATGATGCTTTAGATTGGCTCTGTTGCGACTGCACCAGCACCCCCAACAGCACCGCCACCAGCACCAGTTGCCTTACGACGGCGCTCTTGCGCCTTAATCAGATTAAGACTCGCTAATGTAGCTGCGCGATGGTCCTCCGCCGCATAGCGGGCCGGTGTGCGGTTGAACATGAAGCCGCGCTTGTTGCTGCTTCTGCTATTGCTACTCCTGGCAGTTGAACCACTGCGCACTTTCTTGCCCATCGCATTAAGAGCACGGAGATACTGATCATACATCATGACTGCCATGATCTGATGTGTGAGAGCGCTGGTGCGCCCGCCGAACCCAAGATCCTCAACTAACACGTGTCGTCCCTCTTTGGCCGCAGTGATGACTTCGGGATTGTGATGGAAACGCCCGCGGCCTTTGAGGAGTCCTCGGAGGGTTGCGCGATGGTAGATTCCATTGAGCTTGATGGAAAACACACCGCCACCGAACTCAACGCGGCCTGGGTGTTCACCCGCCGGATTTGCTTCAATAATCGCAATCTGATACGGTGTTTCATTGCCCTCGCGCAGATCAGAAATGAATTTCTCTACGATCGCGTCATTATGCGAGATGGAGGCCTGCGCAACATAGCCAAGCTTCTTTGTTTTGCGCTTGGATGTAACTGCGCGGCGTGCTGTGCGTCTGCGCCCTCCATCATTTCCTCCAGCGTTCATTCTATTAATAGACAGATAGTTGCTAAAATCGCCAAAAATGACAGACACCTAATAATAAGTCTGTGTGCCTAATATACAACTCTGTAAACATGGGAATAAGAGGATTAGCAGGTTTCCTTCGGTGGCGCACTCCACATGCGCGTCGCCCTGTTCAATGGAAAGCTCATGCGGGTGAGCGGTGGGCGGTGGATTGTTCGTGTATTCTATATCGTGCGCGGGGGGCAAACCTCTCAGTGTTAACAGTAGTAGCCAGTCTGATTGTGCGACTGCGCCGTTCAGGGATAGAACCGGTGTTTATCTTTGATGGGCGCACTCCTGCCGCCAAAACGGAGACTGTAGAGAAACGGCGAGAGGTCCGTACAGCGGTCAAACAGGAGATCGCGGCAATCAAGGCCGAACTGGCTGTTCCTTCAGAACGCAGCACAACTATGATTGCGGACAAGGAGACACAGATAGCGGAACTCCAGGCCAAGGTGCCTCAGATTACCTCACGTGATCGCGATGATATCAAAAAATTATTGTATTCGGCGGGAGTGTTATTCGTAACAGCGACGGGGGAGGCAGATGATCTGTTAGGTTTCCTCTCACGTACGGGCCAGGTGAGCGCAGTGGTCAGTACGGATATGGATATGCTGGCGCGCGGAATCCGAGTGTTAGTTCAGCCGGAAACACCTGATACGACAGTTCTTACAGAGTTATCTCTGGATGGAGTTCTTACGGGGCTCGGAGTGACTTACACCCAGTTTGTGGATGCCTGTATGTTGATGGGATCTGACTACACGCCACATGAGGTGCGAACTATGCCGCCACCAGTGGCAATTACAGCAGCTCGCTACGCTGGAGTGCCGGCAATGACTGATTCGGCAATGAGCAGTGGGGCAGCATTGCTGCGGGGCGACGGAGTGACATGGGAGGATCTGTTAGTTGAGGCGCAGCGCGAGAAATGGGCAGCGGGGGCACCGGCTGTTGAGATGGAGTCGTTGGGCAGCTACTGTTTGGATAACATGTGGCCGATGGATTGGCGGAGAGCTCTTTCACGAGAGGATGCCTCTGTTTGAAAAAGATCAGTGAATGGTCCACCAGGTGTTTTTTTGTAGGTATAAACACCAAACCTTTATCGGTTCCAGCAGGGATTGAACCTGCGACTTTCCGGTTAACAGCCAGACGCTCTACCACTGAGCTATGGAACCTGTGGTTCCATAGCAACCCTCTTTGTTAGCACAAGCTAACAACTCAGAGCCATGGAACCTTTTACGAGAGGTGGGGATTGAACCCACGCGGATATGCTCCACACGCTCTTAAGGCGCGCACTTTAACCACTCAGTCACTCTCGTGATCATGTTAATGAGGAAGCCTCCTTAAGTGGAGGAGGAGCCGAATGTGTCAAGAAACCAAAAAAGAGTTTATCAAGAAGTGAGCACATTTAGTTGGCAACAGGCGCGGCGACAACAGTCTTCACGAAGTGACGACCCAGGTACTTCTGGAGGTTGAGGATGCTGAGGTTATCCGTCTCGCTCAGCGTCAGCAGCTTGCGGAGAGCAGCGTCAGCCTTGATCGTCTGCTTGTCCATCAGGCTGTGGGCCTTGGCGTAGGCCATGACACCCTTGGTGACGGCAGAGCGGCTGATCTCAGTGCCCTTGGGCTTGCCCAGGAAGGCGTTGAGCTCATCCGTAACCTTCACCGGCTTGGTGAAGATGCAGGCCTTGGGCTCACCACCCTCGGTCTTGGTGGAGCGCTTCTTCTTGCGATCCGCCTTCTTTGCGAGGCGAGCCGCCTGCTTCTCAATCGCCTTCAGCGCATTGCCGGCAGCAGAGGCAGCGGCCTTGAGGCTGGCGAGGTTCTCCTGGAGAGCCGCGATGCTCTTCTGGAGGGCGGCACCGAGATCCTCATCCGCGACGTGGGCGACGGCCTCAGGCGTGGGCGCCACGGGGGCGGCTACAGGTGCGGCCACAGGGGCAGGCGCCGGTGCCTCAACCGCCTTGGCGGCCTTCTTGGAGACCTTAGGGGCGGCAGGCGCAGGGGCCGCAACAGGGGTGGCCGCGGCTGCGGCAACGGCAACAGGGGCCTCAGACTTTGCGACGGCGGACTTCTTAGAAGACTTGGCGGCAGAGCTCATTTTGCTGATGTCGGAGGAGTTAATGGCAGACATTTAACGCGTTATACTTTGTCGGGGATTAGGGTGGACAGCCGTGTCAACTTTGGTGTCCGCCACCCCCAAAGTTGCCACCCCACCTTAGGTCGCCGGGTGAGTTTTATTGAACATGCCCAAAGTAGGAATGAACCCTATCTGTAACAGCATCCGTGGGAAGACCCATCCGGGAGAAAGATGCTCTCACCGAGCTCAGGCCGGAAGTGAATGGTGCGGTGTGCACGGTAAACAGACACATCCCACTCGCTTCGTTGCTCTTGCTTCTGCTCCAGGAGCAGCAGGAGGAGCAGGAGGAGAAGGAGGAGCAACCGATGTGATTGAACATGCCCTCAGCAGTCCATCAAAGACAGTCAAGGCAGCCAAGACAGCCAAGACACCAGTTCGTGAGAAGCGAGACTATCCGGAAGTAACAGAAGCCGAGAAACTGACACTCGCCTCTCTCATCCGCCCCGCATGGAGTCGCTGGCTCTCGCGTCGTGCCGGACCTCTTCTGCGATTCCGCGAAGAGTCCAACAATCCGTTTGACTTCTTCAGCGCTGACCCCGTAGAAGAGATCCCTCTGTGCGACTTTGTGAGCTTTGTAGATGGAGGCAAAGGCTACTGTATGGATATCAAGTCGGCCGTGTCACTTCTTGAGCACGCAGACAAGAGCGGTGAGGTGGCAGTTAATCCGTTCAATCGGGCGCCTCTGCCGGCCGTCTTTAAGACCCGTATTGCCCGCCACGGCAAGACTGCGCACTGGGAGTCACTCGCCGCAGCAACATCCGCCGTAGGAGGTGCCGGTGTCGGAAATAGCGCATCCACCGAGTCGCTCAATGTGACAGACGTCTTCCGTGCCATGGAGGATCTCGGCTACTATACGGACCCCGACTGGTTCACAGATCTGTCGCGTCTCCAACTCCAACGGATATATCTGGAACTCACCGACATCTGGTATCATCGTGCGGGTCTGAGTAGTGCTGATCGCACGCGTATCGTGCCACTTCCAGCAAATCCGTTCAGTGTGCCGGTAGCCACCGTAATGGTTATGCAGCAGCGAGCGCTCCGCCCTGTGATTCTACAGACATGCCGTCTTCTGGTATCATCTGCCGCAGTACGCGGAGACCGACAGACCGGCGTGATGTATGTTCTCGGTGTGCTCGCCATGGTTAGCGCCGGAGCTAGCGCTGCCTATCCCTGGCTCGTGGAGATGCTCTCGCCTGGTGTTAGCCGTATTGTGGGTAACACCATCCAGTTGTTGCATCCAGGAGTCCTCGCATATTAAGTAACCACAGAGCAGCACGGCGCCAGAGTAGTTGTCTGTGTCCCCGCGGCATTCATACGGATATAGGTGCGCTGACCGAGCGAACGCACCTGGCGCACGGACTCAGGGAATGTCTGTCCGCCGGGTCCAAACTCAGTAGCATAGAATCCTGAGGTCTGGGCTGCTACCAGGGCATTACGGCGAGCAACGGCAATAGTCCGCGCCTTCAAAATACGGATACGCTCTGTCTGACTATTATCTGCGATACCCATCTTCTGTTAGTCCCCGCGATTTTTTTGGTGCTAAAATTGACACACGGGTGAGGTGTAATCGGCAACCCTGTGTTAGGATGACAAGTGACCTCTCCACGATACCAAAACAGTTTGGACCATGGACTATTACAGATGAAGTTATATATAGCAAGAATGATGTTCGTATTCTAGCCACGACGAATGATAGATATGTACTCAAGATCCGTGAAAAAACGGATATCGCCCACGATGAGCTCGGAGCACTCTGTATGATCCGCCGCCATCGTCTCAACTACGCAGTTCATACACCCCCTGGTCCTGATAAGTTCTGCGGGATGACTGACACCCATATCTGGTACGCCATGCGACGCTACGGCGGCACGGTCGCCTATGATGTCTATGCGCGCGATAACTGGCGACGGATCGCACAAGATGTTCTCGCATTTATAACACAGCTCCATCGGTCATGTCACCTCGTCCATATGGACATTAAGGTTACTAATGTGCTCCGTCATCACGTGCATCCACAGTTCATTGTCAGTGACTATGAGCTCTGTGATGTACCGAATCCGCGCTTGACACGTACATATGGGCCGGAATTCCGCTACTATTATCTGGCGATGGGTGCCGAGTTGGACAAGCCGCTCTATAGCTGGCGAATGGATCTAACTGCTCTTGGCTACATGCTCGCGGAGATCACCTGGAATACAGTGGATAATCGCCGGACCACCTTCCAGACTGCCATGTTTGCGCTCCGAGACGCATCTGCGACCGCAACAACATCTGATGAAGATCTTGTGGCACTCCGTGATCGTGAAATGTCGGCAGCGCACCCAACGGTGTTAGCCTACATGCGACGCATTGATGAGGGACTAACATGGTCCACCGAAGCTCCGCCACCAGAAGCCTTCTATCGGGAACTCTTGTCCTTCTTCAGGTGAAGATCCAATGTGTTATAGCGCGAATGTGAGTATCGGAACCTTTCTTTTTGTTGCGGCGGGTGCATACTACATGTGGCAACGTAATCGTGACATTGATCGCCCACTTGCCCTCATTCTCTTATTCATTGCGTTCATGCAGGTGCTGGAGTGGATACTTTGGCTCAATCTAGGATGTGGGTCTATCAACAAACTCATCATGGCCATCATTCCGGTGTATCTCGTGCTACAGCCGGTGGTTATCAACTGGATTGTGGGAGCATGGAAGGCAGGATGGGGTGTCAGTTATGGAGTAGTGGCAGCCTCTGCGGCTGCTCTGTTGGTTCCTGAACGGCTGTATTCTGCTGTGAAAAACTACGGTGAATGTGCTCACCTCGGCTCATCTGGTCATCTTGTATGGCCCGGTGTGCCGTTCAAATCATTTATTCCATATATTTACTATACTGCTCTGATCTATCCTATTCTGACACTGAATAACTCGGCATTTGCGGCACTCTATCTGCTGTTTGCGACGGCATCACATTATATGTTTAGGCGATCTAACAAAGAGGCGTGGCCTTCCATATGGTGTCATTTTGTGAATCTTCTGACAGTCTTTGCCGTCTTGCGTCCCATATAAGTAGGGCGCCAAAAAGTTTTGGGCGGGGGCCCAGCAAAGTTGACGGGGTTGACCCCCCACCTACCCAACAAGCACGATGTCCAGCATGATTCACACCCCTTCCGAGATTGAAGTTAGCAAGATCGCCTTCCAGCCTGTCAAGATTCTTGACAATGGCGGCAAGTCGGTCAACCTGCACTTTGAGGGTCGCAATATTATGTTGGAGACCCCCAGCCTCAACGTGCCTTACGGCATCAATGTCTTTGACAAGACGTCTCCTCCCAAGTTCTCCGTGGATCTGAGCTTTCGCGGCGCGGATGACAATGTGAAGATCAAGGAGCTGCAGGAGATGTTGGAGGCGTTTGACGAGCGCATGATTGATGCCGGTGTGGAGAACGCCGGTAAGTGGTTCAAGATGGCGAACCCTAATCGCGAGGTGATCAAGGCGTTCTACACCCCTGTGGTGAAGATCAGTCGCGATGCCAGCGGTGCTCCTAAGCCCTATCCCCCTACGTTCAAGGTGAATCTCCGCAAGAGGATTGCCAAGAAGGGTGGGGCAGCGGCCCCCGATCCCAATGACGCCAGCGTGGGCGCATTTGAGGTTCAGCTCTACAATGCGGCTGAGACTGACAGCAAGGGTCAGATTTCCGCCTTTGCCGCGGATGCCACGATTGAGTCTACGCTGCCCAAGCGCAGCCAGGTGACGGCGATCATCCAGTGTACGGGTGTCTGGTTCGCGGGTGGCAAGTTCGGCACCACGTGGAAGGCCGTCCAGCTGCGTGTGGACAGCCAGCCTGAGCAGATCCGTGGCCCTGCCTTCCGCAGTGATGCGCCTGACATCCGCGCATTCGTGGCCAAGAAGATGGCTGCGCCTGCTGCTGCTGTTGGTGGTGCCGGTGCTGGTTACGGCGGCTATGATGAGGAGGAGGAGGATGTGATGGCAGCTGTGGTCGCACCTCCAAAGAAGGCGGCGGCTACTCCTGCTGCTGCTGCTGCTCCCGCCCCTGCTCCTGCTCCTGCTCCTGCTCCTGCTCCCGCATTTGAGGAGGATGACGAGGAGGAGGATGTTGTAGCAGCAGTGGTGGAGGCACCCCCTGTGCCCGCCAAGAAGGTGATCAAGAAGGTGGTCAAGGCAGCCGCCAAGTAATCATCTTCTCATCCACACACATAGTCGCTTAATTTTGGCGCGGATATTTTGTGATACTATTTTAGAACACATGGACACACTGAAGGCTGTTATCACTGTCCCGAGTTGGGCGTATGACTTCTGTTACTACTACTTTGCCATGGCGGTCATCGTGGCTCTGTATGGTCTTTATGGGTTGGTGCAGCTGTTTACGCTGCCCGGTATGATTAAGAAGTTCGTGCCAACTACAACTATTGCGATCAGTCTGATTCTGTCAATCGGTCTCTCAGTTGTGCTGTCGCTGATGCAGTTCTGGATCTGCCGTTCGGCACTGACACCACGGGGCAAGGAGGGGTTTGTTGCCAAGGGCAAGAGCGGTAAGGAACATTTTGCGGTCACATGCTCTAGTGATGCGGATTGCCAGGCCGTGATGGGAACACCCCAGGGATCTACGTGCTCGTGCGGCGGGCGTGGTCTCTGTGGTGGATGTGTGATGCGTAATAATATGGAGCCTCAGGCGGAGTTCTCTAGCGAGTTTGCTCCGTTTGCGGAGGGGTTCCGTGTAAGTCGCCGATAGGCGGACTTACGCGTTAGTCCTCTCTCCTTTCAGGAGAGTGGGGTTCAGGGTTGCTCGTCGTTAGATGAGCAAACCAGTAATGGGAAGTCCGCTGCGCACTAACATGTAGAACAGACACACGCCTCTGTGTCTATAGGAGGGCATGTCCTACAATTCCTGATAGGCACAGGATACGGTATCTTATCAGACGGCATGTTGTTTGCCAACAGTGTATTCTGGCGCCCTGCTCCCACTGTACAACCGCAGTCCGGAGGAAGCGACTGGAGTGTTGGTCCCACAACAGGGCAGCATGTAACCTTTCCTCGCAGTGCGTATGCCTTCTTACTAGGATCCAACCGAGCCTCAGGTGTCGGTTCCGGTGGACAGCACGCCTTAAAAATATATCCCGCACGTCCTGCCGAGCAGACCGCACAACCGGCTTTGCTCGACACAACTCCCTCAGAAGACCACTCCTGCTGCTGACCATCCGCCACACGAGGATAAGGACCAACATCTGGCCTTCCCCCGCCTGAACGCCAATATGGCGTCGGTCCACGGCAGCATGTTGTCACCGGTGGTGGACCCACCGGTCGGCGCACCGATGCCTTAAAGCGTGTTTCCATAATGCGCATACTCTCATCGCCAAGACGGGAGGGACCATACACAACCGGTAGCTGTTCCAGCTTGCGCCGCAGATACTCACTGTGATTCATCTTCTCTGCTCTACGCGGCGATTTAAGCACGAGGATTACTGTAATCCACCCGCTGATTACCATTGTTACAAGGAGTCTGCGGCGCAATCGGCACACCTGCTTGTGGTCCTTGCTGAATCACACGACATAATCGTGGAGGCGGCGGGGGGTGGACCCGAAAGTGTTCCGCATGACGCCGTGCAGAGGCCTGTATTGCAGCCCGACGACGCGCAGTTACTTCCGAGGCAGATGTCGTGCGCACTACAACGGCAATATCTTCAATGCCGCGAACACGATCCACAATACGATACCGATGGAGTCCATATGGGGGAGTTGTTGATGCGCCTGATGCTAGAAGACTACTAACAGTGGCCGGCTGATAAATTAGCGGTCTAGTCGCTCCAGCACAGAGCCCACCTGTGTCAGTATTCCGATAGTAGAGTGGGCAGCGTGTTAATTCCTTTAGAACCCGATCATGCTCTGAGGGCGTTGTAACTACACGAGTGCCATGTGGTGCCGCTGACCGACATTGCGGGCACATATCAATGTTTGGATTTAGCGGGGGAGACAGTGCCTCCACACATTCACGTTGATTACGAATACGGACACTCTCGTGCGTGCCTGGACCATGTGTATATCCACAGTCCCCTCGCGGCTGCGGCGGCGGCAAAAACGGGTGCTGGCGGAGCTTAAAGACGACTATGTCAGCAGCACCACTATGATATCCTCCTGATACCTCTCCATTTGTTGTAAAAGTAATATAGATACTATCGGTAGAATCAATTGTAATACGTGAATTTCCATTGAATAAATCTGTATTGAATGCCGTCTGCTGGAGAAGCCATATGAGCGACCCATCTGCCGGATTCATCTTGAATACCACTACATTTGTGCCAGATCCAATGCGAGATCCACCAGAAACCGTGCCGTCTGTCATATAGGTGCCATACACGTTACCTGATGCATCCATTGCAAGATCAATGCCAAGTTCAAAACTATCTGTATTCATCACGGGATACTGGTGAATCCATTGAAGGGCTCCGCCCATGTTCATCTTGAACAAGACAATATCATATCCACCCATGGACGATCCACCTGATATGATCCCAAATGCGGAATAACCAACATAGATATCTTCAGCAGGACTAACAATGATCGCAGGCTCTCTGTTATCAGCGTCAGAATTCATCGCCGGCTGCTGTTGGATCCACTGTTGAACACCCGCACTGTTGAGCTTAAAGACGACAATATCGTATGTCGCAGTTTTTGATCCACCAGAGGTTGTTCCATCTGTAAAGTAACTGATATAGACATTTTCAGATGCATCTATGGCAATAGCCGGTGATACATCAAAATCACTTGTGTTAAAAAGTGGTTCCTGTTTAATCCAGACACAATCACCATCCGTATTCATCTTAAACACTACAATATCATCATCGCCACTCTGCGTGCCGCCAGAAGCACGGCCCTTTGTATTATAAGACGCATAGATCGTGCCCGCGGGGGTTATTGCCAATGATATGTTAATGTTACCAGACAATGAACTGCTTGTATACTCATTCTGCTTTATCCACAGAACGGTGCCATTTGTATTCATCTTCATAATTACATTGTCCAGAACCCCGCTGATAGTTGTGCCACCAGATACTATCCCACTGGTAAGATATGCGATATAGATGTTATTGTTAGCATCTATTCCTATACGCGGGTTGGTTTCATCGGCAGGTGTATTGAATATAGGCTGCTGACGGATCCATAGCAGTTGACCCACCGCATTCATCTTGAATACTACAATGTCATAATTGCCAGTGTTTGTCTGACCCAATGCTGTGCCGAGTGACATATAGGTTACATAGATGTTACCGGCTTTGTCCACTATAATATCTGGTAAGCTGTCATCCATGTCTGTATTCATAATTTGTTGCTGTCGGATCCACTCTAGAACAGGTGGAACTAACACAGTGGACATATCCATCTCTCCTTACTGTTAACATAGGGAAAGCTGCGACCAACAGTAAGGAGGCATGCCAGATCCAACGAGTGGAGGTGCTGTATTTGGTGCCACATCTGGATTCACAATGATCGTGGGGACGGGTCTTCTACTTACGGTGGGAGCAGGCGTGTTGACTGCCGTGATCTATCTCAGGGAGCGTGTTAGTGCGGCCGATGCTACAGAGCTGGGATTATCCGTTGCTGTTATTCTGGTGGGTGTTATGTCGGTAATGATGTTTGTCTGTATATTTTGTTCAGCGATTCATCCTAGAGAGCGATTTGTGGGTGGCCCTAGTCCTGGCCCAGGTGACACGGTGTCTTCCATGACACCTGCCGACACACTGCTGAACGGTATCGCCGATGCCGAACAGAAGGTCTGTGAATTGATTGGGCGCAGTGATAAATACATTGAGAGTGATGTGGGTAAACCGGGACAGGATGATCCCTCACTTGTAGTGGCTGCCCAGAACAAGGCGCGTGCGGGTGTGCCCGGTGGACGTCTTGTGGACTGCACGGTGGGTGCTCTTCAGCCAACGCTTGATACGGCCGACGCACGACTGACACTCCTTGAGAACTCGCTCAAGTGGTTTACTGGGCCGGAGCTGGATGCGATTTACAAAAAGGCGACGGCGGGATGTGAGGGTTTCATCAACGGTGGTAACAACCCAGCACCTGTTGTAGATCTCGCCGCACTCCAAGCACGTCTTGACACGATTAACACAGAGATTGCGGATCAGCATACCACTCGGCTGGACCCACTGGATAAACAGCAGGCGGCACTCAAGCGTGGAGAGGTGTCGGACTGCCAAAAGAAGATGGGAGCTGGCGCAGGTGCCGATGCCGCGGCAGCATCAAAGCGGCCACCTGCGGGAACTCCAACATCTGACTAATAGACGGAGCTTACCCTTGAGCAGCAACAGCGTTTGCTACAGCAGGCACATAATACCAGTCGGTATCAGTGGTGGGATATGCCTCTTTAATGATACGAACAACATCTGCCTGCTCATCGGTAATCCAGGGATGCTCAAGATCCACTGTGTGTGGGCGTCCGGGCGTCTCAACAATGCGACGGACACGAGACCAGAACGCAGGTGTTAGTCCAGTGTGAGCCTGGATAATACTGGGGCGAGTGTATTGAGGAAAGACGAGCATTCCGTAGTCCATGTAGTAGTCGGCATTGGTGTTGCCGGATTGTAGGCGGGTGGCAAGAGCCAGAAGATCAGCAGGGGCGCAGCGGATACCGTAAACGAACATTTCTTTGTAATGATCGTTTGGGGTAGTTGATTGGGGGTGTCAACTTTGGTAAGTGTTTGTGACATGTAGGAGCGGAACGCAGTGAAGCGGATACGTCAACAAACACGACTATGGTTAATGTAACATGTAGGAGCGGAATGGATACGTCAACAAACACGACTTAGTTAATGTGACATGTAAATGTCAACAAACACGACTATGGTTAGTGTGACATGTAGGAGTCAGCATCAACTACGCTTACTGCTAGTGCGTTTACGATGAGTCGCACGACGCAGGTTGCGACGTTTTTGCCGTGTGTTACGATGCGCTGCCTCACGGCGCTCCCAGTTGGACTCCGCAGCACCAGGATGACGGCGCGTCCACCTGGCACGGCGCTCTGCCTCGTGTTCCTTATACTTGGCAATCTTCCGACTATAGTGTTCCTTGCGAGCCTTGCGCGGCATGGAAGGTGACTGTCCAGAGGATGCCATATGCGATGAGATACGCTTGTGTTCAGCCATCGCACCATTAATACCGAGTTCTTCCACAGCTCCTTCACTCAAACTCATAATATTACCCCACATATAGGGTTCTCCCCTCTCGTCTGCCTCACGCATCTCCCGCATAAAACGCGAACCGTTAAACAGAGCGGCAGCCATCTTCTATTATATCCGCAGAAAGTAAGCCCAAGCATTCTCATAATATGGAGACATTGCGACCCCATGGATTTCTGGAAGTATCGCTAACAGATACTTATACAAACATATGTGATATTCTACCTCAGGCCCGTGAGATCGCACGTCTAGGTCGCGAACAGATGATCGGTGGTGAGTCCTGGCGATTTCTTGATCGCAGCCTCGGTGCGGATAACATCTTTGTAGGATGGCACATTGGTGAACTATATCGCGAGGGCACATACGGAAAGATCTTCAAGGCGTTTCGGCTCATTGTGCGTCGCCGCGCAGATGGTAAATACGAAGTCGCAGAAGAACCCCATGCGGTTATTATTAAACAAACACTCCCTCCAACCGGTAGTGCGGTTTTGCCGGTGGAAGATGTCACCGCGCACACGTCCGAGGCGCTCCTCCATGTGCTCGCCTGGCGGACTATGCTGCGCACAACAACTCCATGGGCAATTCCGCGACCATATGAGGTGTTTGGTGATCACGTAGCCACACCGGCCGCAGGGGGAGCAGGTGCAGCTACCGCCACTTCTGTCATAGATGGATGGAAGTCTATGTCACTCTGTATGTCGTATGTGCGCGGCCGGACACTGTATTCCTACATTGAGAAATACTGGAAACCAGCCACCCTCACTGAAAACGCCCGCGCATTTCTTGAGATTCTCGCACAGATTGCCTACATCCTACATCATCTCCAGGCACGTCTTCGTCTCAATCATCGGGATGTCAAGGTCAACAATCTGATGGTCCGTACACGCAAGGAACCAGTGATACTAACACTCGGCGATATGTCAGTTCCCACCATGTTTGAAGTGACACTAATAGATTTCGGATTCGCCTGTGTTGGTTGTCCACCCCCACGAGCACCCAACACGGTATTTCAGGCGGGATCGTGGTTTCCCATGGGTGAGCTCTGTTGTAAGCAGGGGCGCGATCTCGCCCAGCTCCTGTACTGTATCCATTGCTACTTTCCGCTGAACAACTATCTACCACCGGCACTATACACTGTAGTGCGCAGTTGGATGCAGATCCCATGGAGCGGTGGCGTGGCCGATGGATTCCACGGATTTACCAAAGAGGGGCGGCCGCGTCGTGTTGGTGCTGCGGGTAACCCAGACTATCACACTGGCATCTATGAATTTCTGCGACGGGTGGATGTGGATCCGGTGGCTCTAGCGCCGGTCACCGTATTTCGTGAGTGTGTGCGGCTGCTATCACTAACTAGCTGAATGATCCGGCGGCTATGTGATATGACAAGAACACGGCGAGACCGAGCACCACATCGGCTGCCAGAAACTTCCAGGCATGCGGCGAGTGCCACCCGATCGCGGCAGCGGCAAATGCCAGATACATCGCGGCGTGAACAGGGCGTAGGTCGTTCCACCAGATGCGACCACCTGCACTAGAGGATTCTGGACCAGTCATCCGTGATCCAGTCGCCCAGATCCATAAGAATCCTGCCGCTGGCACCAAGGCCGCATAGCCGAGCCACGGCAGCAACCACGCCGGTGCTATCTTGGCACCATAGGCAATCAGTGTCCGCACACCGATACATCCAACTAAAAACAGTGCGATCCGTTTTTGAAGAGTAGTAACAGCCATCTACTTAGGTCAATGTTAGTATCTAAATAACAGATGCCATGATAATAATCACCATGGCATCTATTAGTTCTTCTGATTCATCCGCTTCATCCAAGAAATGGATCGCACCTGACGGCATCGGCTTCGTGGAGCTGCTTGACACTTTCGGTGACGATCTGACCGTCGTAAATGCCGCCCGTGTTAGTTTTGCGAAGGAGGCCACCGAGATGACGACACGCGATGAGCGACTGATCCACTATCTCGCTGAACACCATCACGTCACGCCGTTTTTCCACCCACAGGCGCGCTTCCGCATCAAGATGCCGATCTTTGTGGCACGCGAGTGGTATCGTCACCAGATCGGTTTCGCGCGCAATGAAGTCTCGCGGCGCTATGTAGACACGACGCCTGAGTGTTGGTGCCCTGCCGCGGCGGACCTGAGGGCGCGTGATCCGAAGGCCAAACAGGGGTCGCGTCCTGATCCGATTGCGGAGGCGGCGGCATGGGCGACACGCGTCACAGAATTTCAGGCCGGTGCGATCAGATTCTATGAGGAGATGTTGGCGGAGGGCATCGCACCTGAGGTGGCACGCGGCTGCCTCCCACAGTCCATGTACACGGAGTTTATTGAGACGGGCTCACTGGCCGCCTATGCGCGTCTGTGTGGGTTGCGTCTGAGTGCGGATGCGCAGAAAGAGATCCGCACCTACGCGGGAGGACTAACAGAGCTGTTGGTTCCTGCGTTTCCGGTTAGTTGGGTGGCACTGTCGGCAGGCTCTCATTAATCAGATGCTTCATCCATACTTGTAGTAGATGCCTCTGCTGCTTCCAACTTTGTAAGGGTGTATAGCAAGTGAAAGATAAATGTATATTGTTCTGGATCTAACATACGCATCATACCCGCCTCTATTGTGTTGAGACGATCAACTATAGCGGGACGATAGATGGACGATATTGTGTTAGGTTTACTTTCCAGTGTATTGTAAAATTGCGCAATATAGTCTGTGCGAATTTGATCTGCGGTTTTGTGTTTATACATCTTGAAAATATCTACCAAAATTCGTGAAAACATAGTTTTTAAGATACCGCCAGTGCTAGATACCACACTGCCAAATAGAGCGGTATCCCCAATAGTTGAATAGTATTTACAGAAATTCTGCCAGAGAAGTGTATTACTCTTTTTCTCATCACACTGAGTTGTTGTATTTATCCCACATTCATCTGGTGGAACAACGCCGGCCTGAACTTCCTGCCATAGAAAGTATCCATCACGTAGACTCTTTGATGTAGCATCAAGTATCTCATGCTGAATGAATGTGTTATACACATCGGCAAACATTGCCTGTAAGTCTGCTTTTTCTTGTGATGATTTGATAAGCAGCGCAGGAGTTTTCTTTAAAGATATCAGTATCTTGGCAATACAACTAATAAAGACATTTGTTGCGCGCTTTGGTCGTAAAAGGATATGTGATAGAGGATCATTGATGAGAAGCCGTGTTTGTTTAATAAATTTATACTTTGCAACACCACCAAGGGTGCGGATTGGTTCAATACATGTTACAAGACGATATACATCTGATAGATATTCTTTGAGTTCTGCTTGTCTATCTAATGATGTTTTATCTAGGATGTCAAATACACTCTGTTCAAGATTTTCTGAATCTGGCTTAATACCAAGTTCATTATAGATAATACTTACCGCAGTAAGAAATAGATCATCCTGACGCTCAATCAGCTCAATGTAGGTCTTTAGTTTAAGTTCTGGTGTTAATGTGCCCCAGTCCTCACGTGTAATAATAGTAGCATATTTTCGGAGTGGGGGCTGGGCATCAAGCGCTTTGTTCCAGTTGTTTTGACGCTCTGGCGGAATAACATATAGTCCAGTTGGTTCTGCTGCGACCCTTGCTTCGGCTGCTGCTTTTGCTGCTGCTTTTGCTGCTGCTGCTGCTGCTTCTGCTGCCTCCCTTATTGCTTTGGCTGCTGCCCTGGCTGCGGCTCTATCTGCTGTTCCAGCACCACCCACCTGCTCTCTTGTTACACGCACTGTGTGACGAGAGTCAGCACGTATAGGCCGACTAGCACGTAACGTATAACGACGATCAGACATTCTCCCTATAGAGGGCAGCGCTAAAGTTGACACCGCGATCAGCCGCAGTCACCACAATTCACCAAGTAAGAACAGAGGATGGCCGACGAACAGACAAACGATGACTACACTCACGCCGCGGAACCCATTGCCGATGACGGCGGTCCGGAGGAGATTGAAGATACTGGTGCAGAAGCACTTGAGACCGCACAGGCGCTCGGCATTACCGAGCCTCCTTCACAGAAGACTAGCGGACTCCTTGAGCAGCACCCTGAGATCTGGCCCGACTATGAAGAGGCGGTGTTGGAGAAGCTCGTGATTCGGGACGCATATCCTCCCTCTGCCAAAACGGACAAGCGCCACACCACCTATCCATTCCTCACCCTCTACGAGAAGACCAAAATCATGTCGCTCCGCGCAGCACAGCTGGCACGTGGGGCGCATCCCTACATTGACGTCCCCGACTATCTCACCGATGTCTACGAGATCTCCAAGGCGGAACTAGAGGCGAAGCGTCTGCCCTATATCATAAAGCGCCCGCTGCCCAACGGCGAGTTTGAATACTGGCGTCTGTCGGATCTGATGGTCATTTAACGGGGCCCGCCTCACAGAGTTTAACGGAACCCACCTATCTGCTAAAGCAGAGGGGTGACTAACGTTAAACTCGCAGAGTTTAACGGAACGCCAAGCGCTGCCTGCGTTCCATTCCCTGCTCATGGAACTCATACATAGTGACTACTGTGTGGAATACTAGAATTCCAAACATTAGTAACAGAAGAATCAAACTATCTTTTTGAACTAACAGAACCAGCATTAATAGCGTCACCGCAAATACTGATAGTAGATTTTTACAGAATGTGATCAGGGGGTTGCTTCGCGGCATCGTACTAAACAGTCTTTGGTCGCACCAGCCTCGTCAAACTTGCGAACTTGCGAACTTATCGGAAAAACCGAATCCGCTTCTCCACAGGTATATAGTCAGGACACGACGGATCTATTCCGAACGCCGTATACCATTCATCAAATTGGCGCACCGCGTGATTTACACGGAGCATCGGCGGCGCATGCGGATCAATTGCCAACAGCTCCCGTGCTCTGGCTGTTCTATCCTTCGCGCGCCATGAGATCGCATACGATGTGAAGAACTCACGTAAATCCGCCGGTGTTAGTGCCCTTCCGAGTTCAGCCGCGGCACCCGCCAACGCAAACTCTAGGCCACCCAGATCCGCAATGTTCTCAACAAGTGTTAGTTCTCCATTGACTGACATCCCACGATACGGTCGGCTCTCATAGAGGCGCACTACATGCTGCGCTCGTTCGCGATACTCGCGATCATCGCCCTTGGTCCACCAAGGATGTTTGTCTCCGCGACTGTCGTAGTGTCGTCCTTCGGCATCAAATGCGTGACAGAGTTCATGACCGATTGTGGCACCGATCGCACCATAGTTCCATATTACAGACTTGCTTGGATCATAGAATGGCGGGCGCAGAATTGCTGCCGGTAGCACAAATCGGTTATCCTCGTGATAGTAATATGCGTTAACCTCATACACTGGACGCGACCATCCGTTTGGCATAGGATCCCGACACCCGTGCTCCAGCTGTTTGAGTGATTCGGCGGTCGCATGCGCGGATACAGCCAACAGATTCGCCACAAAGTCTGTAGAGCTCAGACCACCACACGGAATATCGGCTACATTCCACGGCTCAGGCCAACAGAGCTGAATGTTCATCCGCTGTAGCTTTTTGATCGCAGCATCGCGCGTTGAAGGAGCCATCCACGAGGTGTGACGCACCGTTGTTATCGCCGCATCACGGATACGCTCCGCAATAACACCAATACGTCGCCGCAGATCTGCCGAACAATGCTTGGTCACCCAGAGCTTACCGAGTGTGTTGGGCATCAGCGCCCGCACAATCGCCATCCGCAGCTCCTCCGCAGTTTCATCGCGGGGCATGCCCTGTAGAAATCGCCGCGCATAGCTGAACCACGCCGAACGGAGAGGACCATGCGGTGAAATACCGCCCAGACGCTGCGCAGCATAGAGTGCCAACCATCCCTGCCACCGTGCGGCCGACCAATCCTTCATGCGTGCCTGGAGCCGATGTAGAAAGCTCGGTGCCGTCACATTAAACATCAGTCCTGACAGACGCTCTTCGGGGATCCCATAGTTGACAAACAGCGCAGTCCAATCAATCGTGCTATACTGCCGCCGGAGCTCCGACCATGTTAACATGTTCAGACGACGTTCATTTCGCTCTTGCGCAGGAAGCATAATACAGAACTCGTGTTCAGCCTCTACACCGGTGCGCAAGATAGGCAGCCCAAGTATGTCGGCCATCTTATCCACATAGTGCCGATATGCGGCGCGCGTTTTGGTATACTCCCGCCAGATCCAGTATTCCGGAATGCCAATGCCCGGTGATCCAATGTCAATAAATACCCGACACACCCGGTGGTCACGTGGATCGCCCTGTGTGTAAACTGACAGCGGCGCGTCAAATCCGTGTCGGTTGAGCCAGCCGATCGCCGCACTCAGAGCGGTGGGACCAGTAACGTTCAACAGAGTCAGGAGAATCGGTGTTAGTCCCTCTGGAATGCGTTGACTCTCTGCGATGCGCCAGCTCGCGAGCATATCGGCAATCGGTCCCGACTTCTGCGCGCGGATAATGTCAGCGAGTTCACGATTGATCTTCTCACCAATGAAATACGCTTGGGTAATGCGCGTTTCGGTCTGCGGAAGCTTGGTGTGTTGATACCATCGCCGATTCAACGACATGTAGAAATCCTCCGATGTGCGACATTTATCGTTTGTTTGGGTGCGTCGCCGCCAGACCCGCCGTACGGCTCTTCTTGTGTGACGCGACATTTCTAAACCCCCTTACAGTGCGCTCTGTTTTTCGCACTGTCGCAACACATCCGCGACAGTCATCAAGTGGCGATTTAGTATACGGAATCTCCTCTGTTTCAGAGTCGCTAGACCCCGGTGATGATAGTGATGCCATGGATTCCGAAAACCGTAGCGTGAAACTCGGAGGTGTTACGAATTGAAACACATCTGTGATGCTAACGGATAATACGGTGGAAGCCATTATGAGTATGGAGTTGTTCCTACAATGGACAGACAGAATCAGCGTCTATCTGGACCCGGCGACCTTCGGACCGCCACCAGTTCTGTAGACGACGACCTGCCTCCGAACTCGTATCATTACTGACCAACAATGTGGCGGCGAGCTCGTGGGGATGTTCGTTTTGTGATGGCGTGCCGAAAAATGCGGTCCACTCTGCTGGCGGATCGCTCAACACCTCGCTGGTTGCCGCATCCCACCAGATGGTTTCGGCATCACGCAGGCGCGGATTCTCTGGACTTTTGTAAATCGGGATCGGCCACCACCGATGCATCCAACAGGACCACGGACCACCTGAACGCACATCCCATGTGTCAGGATTACTACGACGGGCGTTCCGTATATCCTCCGGAAGCCCCTGTGGAGGAGCGTGTGCGAAGATAAATGACCAGTTCCGACGATAGAACTCACGCCAAACATCGGGATTCCGCCGCTGTAGAATGTGGACGAGCTCGTGGCGCAGAATGTCTTCACGATCGGGCAGCTGTAGGGACTCGGGAAGGAAAATGCGATCTCCCGCACGTGTATGAGGCATTCCGGCCTCGCAGGTGGATGACACGGTTTGTATCGTCGTATCGCAGGGACCGGCCTCGGTGTAGGTCACCTGACATGTTTGTCCATATCGTGCGAGACGATCCATGGCCGACCATGATGCGATCCAAGGCAGATCCAGCGGATTATCACCTGGATCATCTTCGGTGGATGCTAGTCGTGGAGTGGGCAGCATACCAGTGACATCACGTCCAACAAATCCTTCCAGAGGTGTCCGTTTCTGCCACCAAAGGTGAAACACCGTGACGGCCAATATGATCAGGATAAATACAACCTGTTGCAACATCTATTGCGCTCTACCTGATGAACTTTATTCGGGTTTTCCTATGGGGCCTTGCTGCCGCCATGACATTACAGGGGTTCCTCCATGCGGATGAATATGGTGCGGCGGTCTCATTCTTTGGTGGCGTATCACTAACACTCTCCATCTGGAAAGAGAGTGTTTGGTCGCATATGCGTGCGATAATTCCGGGCACCTCCTCTACAAAAGACGATGGGCTACCACGCGCACTCGTCATCGCCGCACTACAAGAATCCGCGCGCCATCCGGGTCTATATACACTTCCCACGCTCAGAAAAGCGCTAATGGGTCACCGACGCTCATGGGATGCGTTCCGCGAGGAGGAGGTTCAATGGATGCTCGGCCACGCGGATCTGATTGGAGCACTGCGGGCAGAGGGCCACACACTCTGGCAGCCGGCCTGGTCCGAGCATGCGATGCTCAAGACGCATCACGATGCCATTACGGAAAAACAGTGTCATGTTCCTCTCGGTAACACATGCGCAACTCTCACAGCGTCACTCGCAAAGGCGACTTCTAAACTGGCCGCAGCCGCTCAGAAAGTCCGTGCGTGGAACCAACTTCTTGACATGAATGCGTCTCTGCCACTGTTGGAATGGTGGAATCTGACATCGGGGCATGTAACAGAGAGACAGAAGGCGCGCGTTCGCTCCTTTGAGAACGCTCTGACTACGCTTCACAATGTGACGGCGCCGAGCGATGTGCGTGTTAAGAATCTGCGCGACGTCGCGGACGTCCTCGCTGCGGAGATGGGTGGTGGATGTCGGTGGCGTGAGCCTATTGTACAGAGTCTGCTGCTGCGTGATCTCTGGAGCACGTGTTTATCTCACATTCACCGGCGTGAGAGTCGTGTTCAAGAGATGATGGTGGCAACCGGTGTTCAGGAACTCTATAATACACATGAGCGCCTGTTGGGTGCGGCTCTACGTTCAGTTGGTGTGGCAGAAGCACCGATTGTTCAGGGATGGTTTGATGCGATCGCCACTTACGCCTGGTGGCTCTCAGAGGATGTGCCCACAATTGTGCGCCGCTGTATTGGGCAGACTGCGGGTGAATGTCGGCGCGTCGGTGTGACGGAGATTACGAGTCTCATGGCACAGTTTGATGAGCGATCCCGAATTATCAAGGACTGGTCACGGTGTCTGTTTATCGGTATGTGGAATGCGATGCCGGCTGTTGGACTCTTGTTTATCGTGGAGTTAGTGGTGCTGCTCATTCCGAAACGGCATGTTCACACGTTTATTACTGGAAATGGTGATGATCTAACACGATTTCTGGAGGCGAATCCATCTCGGCACCATCCACAACTAAAATGAAAGTATCCGTAGCAACCATGACACAGGATAGTGATCACTCATGTCAATATGACTAACATGGAATCCTTCTACTTCCCATGCTGTGGGGCCAAGTGCGGTGCAGTGATCAAGACTCTCGGCTGTGCTGGGAAATGTAATCGCTGGCTTTTTTTGTTCTGCGACCCAGAACCACTTGCCAGGAAACCAACAGTGGTCCGTGTTCATATCACCCGTGACCAGTGTTGGTAGGCGCGCAGCGCTCTCTACCGCAATCAGTTGTGCCACCTGACGACGACGGATTATCTCGGTTATGTGGTGGAATTTACATCCAACAAGATCATAGTCGGATTGCATATGCGTGTTGATCAGGCGGAGAGGAGCACCGGTGCTCACTTGCTGGAGTTCTACGCGGAACCAGCCTTTTGATACGAATGTATCAAGGCCGCGGGCTTCCAAAAAGGGATAGAATCGGCTGTCAAGCAGACGCCATTTTGCTGCGGGCCATGCGACCACGAGACCTGAACCAAACAGTGTGGCGATATGCGCTTCGCGAGCCGGGCGCACGAATGTCCAACCGTGTGCGGCAAATGCGGTGGACCACTCATCGTGGCGACACCAGATCTCTTGAAGCGCGGCCAAATCTGTGCCGCTATGTGTTACAATCCAAGCCACGATATCATGAATAGCAGGGCTTGTCCATGGGAAACAATGGACATTATATGTTGTAAGTGTGAAGGGGTCCATTACTTGCGACGGCGGATTGTGCGGCGCTTGTGAGACGCGCTATCATGGCGTTTTCTGCGTGTTATGCGTCTTGGTCGCCTCGGCGAAGAGCGATGACGACGGCGAGATCTGCGTGCTCCACCGGCTGCTGCTGCTACTGCTTGCGGTTGTGATAGGGGTGGTGATAGTGACGGGGTAAGATTTGTAGGATAAAACTTGGTGGGCATAGCAAGTTTCTGAGATACTAATACCGGCGCGGGTTCTGGTGCTGGTGCCTCTTCTGTCACACCCACTTCTGCGAGTTTCTTATGAATGGAGACAAACAACTCAAATGGAATAGTGTTCTGTAATATGTTTGATGTCTCAGGATGCGCATATACATACCAATCCATCTGTTCAGTGAGGACAATGTCGTCAATGCGACCTAAGCCATGCCCTTCAACCAGATAGTCCACATCTACTGCGTATGTATCATATGCGTAGTTTGATTCATAGGCATCCTCCTGTGTTAGATATAGTAACTTCTGGATAAACTTAGCAAAGTCTGCGATAGATGTAATGGTAGATAGTGTTTCAATATGTTCCTTAACCGCATCTATATTGAGAGATGGTTTGTAGTGTTCACCTGTTTTAGTATATGCTTCACAACGGTCTATTACAGCATTTATATCATTGTTATCTTGATATGAGATAGGGTGGAGATAGTATGTAGGATTATTTACTATTGGTGATTCTTCTGTGTCTGTCTCACCACCACCCTCCTGGTTTGGGACGAGTCCTCTTTGTCTTTTACTCTTGGGAGGACCAGCATCACGACCACCACCACCACCACCATCAGCACCACCACCAGCACCACCATCACCACCGGCACCACCACCGGCACCACCACCACCACCACCACCACCACCACCACCACCACCACCACCACCACCACCATCACCACCACCACCAGGACCAGCAGGAAGAGGACCAGCAGCAGCAACAAGAGCAGCCAAAAGTGCTTCACGTATATTATCAGTCACAGCTCTCATAAGCTCATAACTCGTTACACTATGAAGTGCTAGTTCACCTATCGCTAATCTATAATCTCTTCTATGTGGTTCTGGTAGTCCTGCTAGTCGGGCTAGAGCAAGGATAACACGTTGTTGTCCACTAGTTTCAGCATAAGGGTAATCTGGATCTAATCCAATTATGCGTGGCACAAGATCAAATTTGTATAGTCGTAAGAATTGTTTGATATTATCAGGAGTATTTATGTCTGCTAGAGGGATAGTTGCTAAAAAGCGTTCAATCTTGTTAGTTAGACGTATAATAGAACTCAACATATCAGGATCCTTATTAATGTGTTGACTAAACTCAGATGCTAGCCCATTTCCAAGTGACATAAATGATTGTTCAATCTTTTCAAGCTTCTCAATAATTAAGTTTTCAATATATGCGACAGGCGTAGTTGAAGTTAAAAATCTATTATTTTGTATGCGTCTTACAAAATCTTCTTCTGCTGCTGCTAATTCTGCTGCTGTTGCTGCTGCTGCTGCTGCTGCTGCTGCTGCTGCTGCTGCTGCTGGTGCTGCTGCTGCTGCTGCTGGTGCTGCTGGTGCTGCTGCTAGTGCTGCTACTTCTGCTGGTCTTAATCTTAATCTTGCTGCTGCTGCTGCTAAGTCTGCTGGTGCTGCAGCAGCACCAGCACCAGCAGCAATCTGCTGGTATGTGTCAATTAATCTAGTAATCTCACCTCTAAGAGCATTAAGCTCTGCTTCTAAACACCTGTGAAGTATATTAGGAGGGCCGGCCGCAGCTGGTATACTTGCTAATAACTCAGCTGCAACAGCATCAGGAACACCTGTGCGTAGATTCTGAATAATTCTGGTAAGTTCCCCCGCTGTTAGGGCTGGAGGAGCTCCAAAACTATACATCTCAACTATGGGCGACGATGTTGATGGTGTACGGATCACACAAGGCAATCCAAGAATTGCTGCTAAACATAAACAATATTCATCATTTGTTATAAATGCTGTCGGAATTCCTAAGGCATTTAGTAAACGACAGTAGACCAGTTGTCCCCAATCTGTAAGTGTTTTGACAAATACGATATGATTATATATATTTGGGCCAATTGGATATGTAAGTGTAATTCTAGCACCATCTATTCCATCTCGTGGAGGCTCTAATCCAGTTGCTCTACATATTCCATTTACTGAAAATCCACTATGGCATGTTAGTGTGGCTCTAGCTTCTGCACCTGCTGCTCTTGCTGGCATTGTAACAGTAACTGTGTTTACTCGTGGTAGTGGATTAGGGGCAGGAGCAGGAGCAACTGTTGTAACTACATGATTTGACTCATAGTAAAAATGTGGAACTGTAAAAGGCTGATAATGGGTCCTGTATCCTGCTATTAAACCGAACAGCCTTGCTTGACTTATTTTTGATGCACCATCAATCTGACCAACAGTAGCATCAATATAATCTACACCAGTTGTAAGGCCATTTGAAAATACATTTCCAAATTGAGCATCCAACATAATAGAAGTAATGCCCATCCCACGCATGATAACATTTAGTGGAGCCAGATCGTTTTTTGGACATGTCGCAATTGGTGTTATATTTCCAAAAGTCCTAAAATGTGGGATAATATTCCTACTGTTTACTCTAAAAGTACGGATTACTTCCCCTTCTGGACCAACTCCCCCTCGTGTTGTTGCGATATATTGTAACATGGAACTACGACCAGCAGCAGGACCAGGGCCAATAGGTTTAGCAATTTCCTCACCGATATCGTGATATAGATCTCCTGCGCGTGCTACCATAACGTCAGAATCGTTACCTACTGCCTCCATAGCTGTGACAAACGCATCTACAAACGCATTTACAGAAGCTTGTCTCTCTGCCGCATCGTCGTTCATTGCCGCTGCCGCTGCGTGAGGTGGTGCCGCTGCAGCTGCCGCAGCCACAGCAACTGGGTTCAGCGCAACAAGTACAGCTGCTAAAGCATCGTCAGGAGTAGCAAACTGAGCAAGTAGGATTTCTCTGGTAGCAGCAATATTGTCTATACACCCGCGTATGCGTGCGGCATAATTTGGACCATCTGCGGGACATGCTTGGTGTGCAGCAGCAGCAGCAGCAACAACGGGTGCTGCGGCGGCCATCTCTACTTACTGCCTCCATTCTTTGCTACAATTCAAACACCGAATAAAGATCGTCATCGGCTCATCTGCCGACCGGGTCTGCATTTCCCAGTAGCGTGTACGGGACTTCTTACAGCGCTTACACTTGAACATGTCGGAGCCTTCCTCGTTAGAGCCTTCCAACATGGTGGTCTCGCGTTTCAGCTGTTCGTCTGCCAGCGCCTGCCAGTGATCGGGATAGAGCTCGCGATGTGTCATAGCCGCCACTTTATCTGCAGTAAACTCTCCATCTTTGAGACGTTCAACAAGGCTGACATTACCAACATAGGCGGCTGGATCCACATTAGCGACAATGCGGCGGGCAACGGTTTTGTAGATGGTGGCAAAGTCTGGATTGTCCCAGTGGCGACGAACACCATGAGTCTTGGCCTCGGCGAGAGCAGTGTTGTAGATTCCGCGTTCTAGATCAGTGCGCTTTTCGGCAGTGAGGTGATCACCCAGACGGGTCTCAATAATTCCGGCGATTCGTGTGCGGAGCATCGTATGAGTGGTGAGGCTAGATCAAAATAGGGTTTGTCAAGTTTGTAAGCATTTGTGACCAGCAGACAGGAGCGAAGACATGAGCGACTAGATGCGTCAACAAATGCGACTTAAGCTGGTATGACTGATTAGAGAGAAGGAGTGCGTAGCAATCCTGAACGGAAAGGCTACTGGCTTAGCCAGATAGCCGGCCTGCCGGCACGGCTGAAATGTCAATACCAGCGACTTAAGCATTTGTGACCAACAGGAATGGAATGGATGTGTCAACAAATGCGACGCGTGACTGGCAGACAGGAGCGAAGACATGAGCGACTAGATGTGTCTGCGACGCGTGACCAACAGACACCTCACTCAGACTCCAACTCTGACGCAGTCTGCCACTTGGGGGCACGCTTGCCCGCAGGAGCCGGCATCTTGATACGGGCGCGGAGCCCAATGTCCATGCGCCGATACTCGGGTGCTGCCATCGCACGACGACGCGGAGCGCGACGCTTGCCGCCACCGCCATCATCGGAATCATAACAGTCATCATCCCCATCTTCTTCCTCTTCCTCCTCCGCATCTACTTCATTATCTTCCTCGGCGTCCTCATCTTCCTCTTCTTCTTCCTCTTCACCGGCTGCTTCACCGACATCATCCACACCATCCAGATCATCTTCTTCATCTATAAACTCGTCGTCATCTGCTATTTCTGCTTCAACCTCTGATACATTGTCATCAGCAGCACCTGCCCCGCCTTTAGCTGCTACAGGCGCAGGCGCAGAAGGCATATCATCCTCCATCTCTTCAATCTCGGCACATGCGGCGATCCACACATCCTCCGTCATATCCATGACCTTGCTGTTACGCATAGCAGTGATGACCGCATCACCGTAGAGTGTCAGTTTCTTGTGTGGTGCGGGTAAGACAATGATTGCGGACTTTACAGATGCGGCATACGACTCACGCCAGCCCCATAGTGTTAGTTCCACCGAACCGTCTTCAATGATCCATGTGCCGATCACAGTGGGCAGTTTCGCCTTGCGGAGTGCTTTGGAAAG